TAAATCCGCACCACGACCCGTGATTGACGAACCAACTCCAGCAGCATAGTATTCACCGCCTTGATTAGTTTCCCATCTACCTTTGGCTTTGGAGTCCTCACGCAGTTTCACATCACCAAAGATTTGTTTGTACTCTGGTGAGTCAATAATGTTACGAACCTTAGCTCCGAACCTTGCTGCAAGCTCCGTGTTATGTGACACCTGCATAATTTTTAATTTTGGATACTTACCAATAATCCAAGCAGGGTAGTAAACAGATGCAAATTCAGATTTAGTATGTCTAGGAGGCATATTGATTAAGAGCCTCCCTTTTCTTTGGTCTGCGATATCAGTAAATTCTTTAGCTATAATCTGATGATGTCCCCACTGACTTGGATCTTTTGATTTTCTACAAATAAAATCGGGCCAGACTTCTTGAACAAAAGCTAGAAAATTATCCTGACAAAGCTTTACATGCTGTATCCAAAGCTTTTCTACTTCGAGCCTCATTTGTTCTGTGGTCATTAGGTCTGTCTGCATAAGCTAATTATAACCACATCTAGACTTTTTGCTAGTATGTGCATCTATGAAATAGGTTTTGCTAGGCGTTTTTGCAAAATGCTGGGGGCTTCAGCGTGGCAAATAAACACTTTTTCAAAAGCATTTTGAGTTTATGAATGAGCCTTGTAAATTGTCAAGTTCCGAAAAAATCGATATATATATACATGTGTAAAAAATGTGCATTGTGTGACGGCGTGGCGTGGCGTAGGCAAAAAAAAATGCGTCAATCCTTTGACGCATTAAACTTGTAGCAAGTTTTATTTAGATACTATTCATTCTCTTGTATGTTATGTATATGCCTTATTAGTGGCTCACATACTGTTACGAATTGCTGTTTAAACCATTCACTTTGAGCTGTATTTGGATATTTAGCTAACATATCCGCATAGAGACTATCTAATACAGTCGCATATATTCTATAATCTACTATTTGATTAGTATCCGCATTAACAGTAAGGCTTACATCTTGATTAGTATCATTTCTATCAAGTGTACGATTAATGTATTCTGCTAGATTAAAGTTATCATTATTGTTAGGCATTACTCTCCCCCTTTGATTGTTAACTCATTGTATGAAGTATAACTAGTATAAGCATTTACAATCTCATCTAATGTTGCCTTATTGATTGAATACTCACTAGCAATAACTTCAATTACTTTTTTATAATCTACTTTTTTTCTTTTTTGAGGTGTAACAAAAAGATTAACAGCTTGATTATCAACATTGATTGCAATTGTATTGCCCTTTGATTTTTCAATAATAGCTAAAACATTTTTTCTACTATCTTTATATAATGCTTTATCACTATCGTGTTGAGTTTTAAAAGATACGAAAGATTGCAAATATTCTCTTTCATGCTTTTTAAGTAATGCAGTTTTAGTAACTACAAATTTCTGGTTAAGATTTTGTAAATTCATATTTTTACTCCTATTGGTTATTAATAAAAAACTTACCCTTATATATTACTCCTATTATCTCCCATATCAACCATTATTTACTATATAAGTGAAATTAATTTTTTAGAGATATAGCAGGAATTGTTCAACTAAGCAGGAAGGTTAGTTCCTTTTTTTTATAAGATCTGCTTGATGCACAGCGCGGCGGTGGGCGGGGCGGGAATAACATAGCCATCAGCACAGCTTCACCATCTCAGGTTCGGAACCCCGTTCCCATCTTCTTTGTTAATAGCGATCAAACTTTTTGCTTGGCGGTGGGCGGGACGGGGATATGCAACTGGTTCGGAACCCGGTAGGATCCCATCCTATATAAGTAAAAAGATCCAACTGGACAAATGTCGGCGGGACGGCGGGAACAGACAAAAAAAACCTGCTGGAAATTAGCTAACCAGCAGGAAAAAATGGGGTCGTGTTAACTTAACCGATAACCAACCCCTTCGAGACGGGGACGAAAGTCCCCAATGAAATCCTTTTCAGTCCTAACTTACCTTTAACATATCTCAAACCCCCCAGACTGTCTACAAAAATCTGCAAAGTCTTGAACATTCTCAACGCTAAACGGATAGCTACTCTCCCAATTTTTATTGCCGTAGAGAACTTCCCACTGATTTTTCTGTATATCTGGATATCCTTCTGGAGCAATATCCTTGTTACCAGTCAGCTTGATTACACTTTTACGCAAAGCCTCTAATTTCGCTTCAATGCCTTTGTTGTGCTTTTCAGCTTTTTGCATATCTTCTTCAACTAACGACTGATATTCAGCAGTGTGTCCTTGCTTGATAAGTTCCTCTAATCTGTCGGCTATTCTAATAGCTATGACTTCATCAACTTGATGACCACTGTTCTCATGCCAAAGACCATAATCATCTTCAGAAATCTCATCAGTATTCTCATACACATATTGAGCTAGTCTTCGCCACCACCAAACATTATTACGAAAGTATACTCCTTTGTTGTCATCTTGATATTTCCTATTTTGCTCAAAGAATATCTTCCTTTCTTCGCCAGACGGATTAGTGTTCCAATCAATTTCTGGCTTGACACTTCCCTCTTGTACTTGTGGATTTAACCCATATACATCAAAACCCATAATCATACCTCTCTATTTTTGTTATCTCTCATCTCCCATGATATCAAAGATAGCAGGAATTGCAATTTTTTTAGCCTCTCATTTGCGATATTTCAATTTACCCCTTACTAGAGTACCTCTTGGAAAGACGACTTTTGTACCATCTCAGGTTCGGAACCTGGTTCGGATCCCATCCTGATTGTTTGATAACAGATCATCAGACCACAGCGCGGGACGGCGGGATGCTACCAGTTTGCCCATAGCATCGTGCCCCACAAAAAGGCTAAGGTAGCGTGCGGGTACCGAGCGGCGAAGCACGGAACCAGGATCCCAAGTAAAATAATAAAAGATATCATTAAGCTTCATCAGCCTCATCCACGTCGTCGGGATCCTGGTGGTCCGGTATCTCTATGATCACGAATCCTTCTTGTTCAATCACCACGGCATCGGGGTTTAGTTGTAACAGTGTATCAATTAACGCCATTTGCTTGCCTCCTTTTGTTTATCGAAGCTCTAGTCTCCCATGTATGCCCATATCTGTCAACGCTTTCTTCAGGCCGAAGCAACTAAAGCCAGGTTCGGAACCCATCCTGTTCTTTGTTGATGCCCCACAACCCTAGCCAAACGGTAACGGGACGGGATCGGGCTTCAGGAGGAAGCCCGATCCCCGGAACCAGGATCCCATCCTGTTGAATATACATGACTCACAACCCCAGCGGTACGCGGGACGGGACGGGACGGGACGAGCTTCAGGAAGGATCGGAACCTGGTTCGGATCCCAGGATCAATAGATGATATAAGTTATCTATGAACGGGCGGGACGTCGCGGGGCGGGACAGTGATACTGCGACACCCGGCTCACGGATCTCTAGAAGTTCCAGCTCGGTCTCCGAGGCATGTGCATTGAGAATACGGACGGTACCACCAGCCTGTTGGTGATTTAAATGCCAGTTAACCTGAAACTTAGACAGTCCACAATTCTTAGCATCTGTTGCTTTTAATTCTAACCAAAACGAACGACCTTTAATACAGCCATAAACATCAGGAATTCCGTTGATTGTAGAGGATTCTATACGGGTTAAATGCCAGTCTTTACGACCTTTCTGAAGCTGGTTAATTTTTTTCCACAATTTAGCTTCTTTGGTAGCCATATGAGGTGCTATATCTTTATATGTTGATTTATTATACGATTATATCATGGAACAAAAAATGGATAAATACGGCAATTTAACTATATCACTTTTTGATATTTATGATCAACAAGATGATGCTAAATTTATATATTTTTATTTAGCATTAGATAGACCAATAAAAAAAATTATTGAAAATGCTTTTTATGTTGCTTACACCAAAAAATTATTAGACAAAGATAATCCAGACATAATTCACCATGAAGAAAATGGTGTAACACATATTGAAGTTCACCCACAAGACATCATTAAAAATATAGAGATCATTAAAAAAATTTTAGCTACTGATGTGTTTGAAGATGAAAACGAATAAACCAAAATATCCCCTGTATATTGTAGTATGGAAAGACCATACCGGTAATGCCTCTTGGCAAAGTGTTGAAGAAATTCACAAGGAAAAACACATATTAGCCTACAGTATTGGCTATCTAT